TTACTCGTCTTCCTCGCTCTCGTTCGTCGAGTTCCAGTGTTCCGGACCGAACTTCGCCGCATAGATGTCGACGAGTGACCGGGGGCGAATTTCGTACGCGTCGCTGCCGAAGTTCCACTCGGCCAGTGGCCGCAGCAGATCGCGGTCGATGCATCGGACGAGCTCCGCCAGCTCGAGGTGAACGGCTGATAGGGCAATGACAAACGGTATCCAGCGACCGGAGAATCCGCTGCCAGTCGATGAGGCCTGAATAATCTCGGGGGGCACTTCCAAAGCCTTCCAGATTTCCAGGTCGACATCGCGCTTCCACTCGAAGATTTGCGTTGCGCCACCGGTGTCCTGCGGCGGTGTGTAGTCGACGAGGCGCCGGCCATCGCGGTCGTAGACACTCGGCAGCGTCATGGCACCGCCCGTCTGCCGCATCTCGGCCAGTTCGCGGGCGATATCTCGCCAGCTGACGTCGGTGCCGTCAGGCAGCGTGACCTTCTGATCGGGCGGATACCAGATGATGTCGCCAACACCTTATATTGGACCCCTGAGGGAAATCGGCCATGACCAAACCAATCGCCTACAGCTACGTTCGTTTCTCCAGCAAAAAGCAAGAACAAGGTGACTCAGTTCGTCGCCAAGTCGCCGCCACGGAAAAGTTCTGCGAACGGCACGGCCTGCAACTGGACCGAACCCTGAAGCATGACCTTGGGAAGTCTGCCTACCATGCGAAGCACCTAGAGGAAGGTGGCTCTTTGGCCGTCTTCCTGTCGATGGTCGAAAGCGGACGAGTGAAGCCCGGCTCTTGGCTCGTGCTGGAATCGCTGGACCGACTGTCACGTCAGAAGCCAAAGGTGGCACTGCGGCTGCTGCTGTCGATTGTGGAGCAGGGTGTCACCCTCGCCACGACTGACCCAGAACGAATCTACACGGACGAGTCCACCAATGACATTTTGCCGTTGATGGAAATTCTGATGATTGCCAGTCGGGCGAACGAGGAAAGCGAACGGAAGTCTTCACGAGTTAAAGAAGCCCGGAAGAACTCGGTGAACGTCGCCAAGGCCACTGGAAAGATCATCACGTCTCGGTGCCCGGCGTGGCTCGAAGTTGTGAATGGCAAGTTCGTCATCAACGAAGAACGGAAGACGGTCATTGAACAGATTTTCGCAATGGCCAAGACGATGGGCAGCCGGGCCATTGCCAAGGAATTGAACCGTCAAAGGGTTCCCACTTGGGGCGGTGCTGTGGCGTGGGGCTGGGCCTACGTCCAATTGATCCTGGCAGACGGCCGGGTGTGCGGCCACCATATCTGTTCCAAGACCAAGCAAGTGCTGGTGCCCAACTACTACCCACGAATTATCTCGGACGAACTCTTTGACGAACAAAAGTGCCTGCGAAACAAACGGAAGAAGTTCTCCGGTCCAATCGGGAAGTGTGTGACCAATCTGTTCCAAGGGCTGATGTTTGACAAGGAAACCGGCTCGTCCCTCGTGACGGTTCGCAAGGCCAAGGACAAGCCAACTCGGCTGATTCCATCGGCCTACGAAACCGGGTCCACTCCGAACGCCAAAAGCTTCCAGTATGACACCTTTGAAGAAGCATTCCTGAACTACATCATGCGGCTGAAAGTGGCTGACATGATGCCAAACAAACAGAAGCAAGTTGACCGGCTGCCGTCACTCATTGCTGAACTTGCTGATGCTGAAGCCCAAATTTCTGATCTCACCAAGGCACTGACCAACCGCAAGAAGCCAATGGCTGCTGTGCTGGATGCTATCGAGCAACTAGAGGCCACCAAAGCAGCACTGACGAGTGAAATAGAGGCCGAGAAGGACAAGACCAGAAGTTCGGCCGGTGACACTCTGGAGACTTGCAAGACGGTTGTGGAACTGCTGAAGACGGCCAAGGGTGAAGACCTTGTCACGGCCCGGCTGAAGATTAGGGCTGCCGTGCGAAGGTTGGTGAAGAAGATTGATTGCCAGATTGAAGCCCAAGGCTGGACCTACATCTTGGAAGCCAAAATCCACTTCCACAGTGGGGTGCTGGGTTCGCTCACAATCAAGACCGTGCGGGGCAAGCTGGAATCAGTGAAGTCAGGACTCAAGCCGGCGTTTGATCCAAGTTGGTTGTCCAAGGCTGACTATGCGAAGGCCAAGCAGCGGTCTTAGATCGATCTGACAGCCACATGAACCCGGTCAATTGGCCGGGTTTTTTCGTTTGCGGCCATAGATACCTCCACACACTTATTGGAGGTTCTGATGGCTCTTGTTGTTTCTAATGCTGGCGAACTGCTGCTTCTCGAATGGCTGCTTAAATCGACTAGCACCCCGGAAAATTTGACATTGAAGTTGTATTCAAACAACTACACTCCGCTTGCCACTTCTACGGCCGCTAATTTCACGGAATGTACTTTCACCGACTATGCCGCTAAGACGCTCAGCCGGGCTTCCTGGACCGCTCCAGCGACCAATGGCAGTGGCAAAGGCGAAACCACCTACGCTGAACAAGAGTGGACGGCAGGTTCATCACAGACCATCTATGGCTACTACGTGGTTGGTGCCACTAGTGGAACTTTGATCTGGGCACAACTATTCCCAACTCCACGAACTCCGGCCAGTGGTGACACGGTGGTTGTCACGCCTAAATTCACCCTGAATTCCGAGAACTAAGGCGGGTGATGTTCTTAAAAGACGTTGATGACTCGTTTGTAAAAATCAATCATGGTGCCGGTGGAATCGGTGACGCTTTGCTAGGTCTTTGCGTCACTGCTGGTCTAAAAGCGGAAGGCAAAAAAATTGCCTACGCTGTCTCGCCCTACTCGATTCCATTCATCAGGCTGTTCACCGGCTATGACGTGTTGTGTGAACACATCCACGACCGCTGTGAAGCTGGCTTCTGGCCTTCTGATGACCTTCAAATAAATGATGGCTATCACGGTGAATGCAAATCGAAGGCTGCGGTGAATTCCCGGTTTGAACGTTATGCCTACAACGTTGGTTATCGAGGGAAGCCAGTTCTGCCGAGACTTCGCAAGCCACTTCCTGCAAGTCGCTTTCCCGGCCATGTTGTTCTCTGTCCCTATTCAAGCTGGATGAATCGTCAGTGGTCCATCAACAGTTGGGTGACTCTCGAAAGACTGCTTCTGGAAGCTGGCTACAAGGTGGTGATCCTCGGAACTCAAGCCAGTGACTTGTTCAGGTCGCCACAAGTCGTGAATGAAACACCAGCGAACGTGACTGCGGTGCTGAACGAAGCAGACATGGTTATTGGCACTGACTCGGGAATGGCCCACCTTGCCGGCATCCTCGGAAGGCCCACCATCGTCCTTTGCGGCCAGACGACTGTTCCGGCTGTTTTCGGTGCCTACCCAAATGTGATTGGAATCAACGGCAAACTGGACTGTGGCGGCTGCTGGTGGCAGAAGCCCTATCACTCTGAACGGTGTGATCCTTGCTGTCCCAACTTGCAATCCATCGCACCGGCTGACGTGCTCAAAGAAGTGGACAATCAACTGCTGGTGAAGTATTCGGACCACAAAGCCTGTATCGGGCCTGAGAAGTTGCCAGTGCTTCGTGATTGTGTAATGGAGACAAAGTCACTTCATGGTGACTTGGCGGAGTTCGGTGTCTGGAAGGGTGGCACTGCTCGGCTAATCCGCCACTTTGACAACAAGTCGCCACTCCATTTGTTCGATACTTTTGAAGGAATTCCTGAGACAGACACGTTCGAAGGTGGCCATGTGCAAGGTGACTTCGATGATACCAGCTTGGCTGAAGTTCAAGCCCTCGTGCCTGATGCTCGGTTCTATGTCGGCAAGTTTCCTCTGGAAGTGGAAGTGCCCGATGTTCAGTACAAGTTCGCCCACGTTGACTTTGACACTTATCAAAGCACTTTGGCTGCCTGTACCTATCTAAAAGACAGAATGGTCCCCGGTGGAATCATCGTCTTCGATGATTATGGGTGGGGGGCGTGCCGTGGTGTTGCGTCGGCCATCGCTGAAGTCTTTCCCGGTCGTCACCTTGACCGGCCAACCATAAATCAGGCCGTTCTTCGTACATAAGACATGCCTGTAATTCATGCCGGACAAGTATATGACTGGGAAGGGAATCTCCTTGGGGAACAGCCTGAGGAGCACTACGTCTCGGCTTTGTCTGGCTCCGGTGGCTCCGGCACTGGCGAACCACCCCCTACAGAGTGTGTCTTCTATTGCGACGATTCGCCTTGCGGCTGCGGTGATGCTCCTGAATGTGATTCAGACAACGTTGCCACTCGTGAATTTGTTCAATACGAAATTACACAGAACGGTGACGACGGCAGCTACAGTGCCTTGTTCTTCAATCAGTTCAATAATGAAGTGGCCGAATTCGGTCACTACCAAGTCTCTGAGTCCGGCACGATAGTGGACAAGGGAAGCTGGTTCACTTACCGTGGCCTTGCCCTCAATCCCACTATGCGCATTCGCAAAGCCCAGCTTCGGTTCACTGCTTGGAACGATGGTGGAACGCCAGACCTATACCAAGAAGTGGACGATACTGAAGTCACGATCTCTGGCCACTGCTCCGCTGGTGTCGCTCGAATCCCTGAGTTTTTCGACCAGCCATCCACGACGATTGACCAAGGTGGTGGTCTCGATACTTACTGGCCACGAACGGCCACACAAATTGGATGGCACCGCCCAGCGGTTACAAGTGAAGACGAGTTCACTACGCCAAACATTGCTTGCATTCTCCAAGAACTGATTCACCGGGCTGACTGGGAATCCGGTGATGACATCACACTGTTCATCGATGCCTGCACCGAACGGCCGAATGGATTTGAGACCAAAGAACTTCACCAAGTCTATGACTACTTCAGTGATCCTGACAAAGCAGCCAAATTAGAAATTTGGTACACGTTCGTTTTCAGGGAAGAGATGAGTGGCGGTGTCGTCTGCGGTGGCAGTGCTGACGTTCAACTTCGGATGGCACCACCAGTCAGTGGTGGCGTTGTCGTCAGTGGCAGCGGTGGCACTGACTATGAAGAGGTCATGGACGGTGGCGTGGTGGTCGGTGGCAATGCCAACGTCTCTGTCACACAAACTGGCAACATGAGCGGTGGCGTGGTTGTCGGTGGCGATGCTTCAGTCATCCAAGTGACTGGACCTTTGCTTTATAGGGTCAAAGTGACAGTCCCAGCCGGCAAGGTCAGCACTCCGCTTTATCACTTCCACCTTGGCTTCCATCTCGAACTTGGCGAACACATGAATGTTCCTCACTTCCGGGTCACTGACATGGATGACGTTGAAATCTTCCCTGAGGTTCGATTCTTCGAAGCTGGTGACAGCGTGGTTCTGTTTTTTAGGGGCCATGTGCTGCCGGACCAAGACAACGAGTGGTGGGTCTACTACGGGCGGGAGGAAGTCTAATGGCCGGTTGCGGAAGTTGTAATGTAATCAGGCTGCCGGCATCCGGTGGCGTCGTCGTCGGTGGTTCGGCCACAGTCACTGACTCCATTGTCGGTGGTGGCGTCGTCTGCGGTGGCTCGGCCCTCGTGGAAATTCGACAAGACCCGTATGACGGCCTGGAAGCTGTTTGGCCCTTAGACGAGGTTGGCAGCGGTGTAGAGGGTGAATACAAGGACCGTTCACGTCACCAGCTTCATGGCACTGGTGGCCTTCAAGTGCCGGAGCGAATCGAAGGTGTGTACTGCCTCGGTGCCCAGCAGTTCACGGAAGGTGAAGACGGTTCGGGAAGCTATATCACTTTGCCTGCTGATGATCTGCCAACGGACCATGAATTCTCAGTTTCGTGCTGGATTCGATGTGATCTCCAGTATTCACCACGAACGTTCTATTCACGAGGCTTCGAAGACGAGGCTGGAAACCAGTGGCAGTTCTCACTTGGCTATGGCTGGATAAATCATGTGGTGGCAGCCATTCAAGTCATCAACAGTGACGGCGAACTGGTGACCTATGAAGCCTTCTCTAACACTACTTTGGAACTTGAACGCAACTACCACGTAGCAGCTACATGGCAGCCCGGTGTGGGCCTTCGCTGCTTCGTGAACGGTGTGGCGGGTGACCTTTATGAAGTGCCAGAAACGGCCACAGCGGAAAGCACGAACGGTGGATATTTCGGCCGGTGGAACATGGCGTCTTATCCAACTGGCATGCTTCAGGAAGTCCGGCTACACCCTTGTGTCCGCTCGGCTGATTGGCTGCTGGCCGAATATCACAACTTCTGTGACTCCAGCTTCTATTCAGTTAGCACCGAAGAAGCAGCACCTTAACGAGGCTTCACCCGGCGTCCACAATTGCAGCCCTTCCGCTTGGGTAGGGCCTGAACGGTGGCCGGCTGCTGCTGACACTCCCTTTGTTCAAGCTCGTCAACAGTTGGTGGTTGCTGGCACATGGCACAAAGCCATTTGCCGTCTTTTTGAACGTAGTCACAAATCATCCGCATGTCCTTTTTCTAGCTCCATTGAATGCGTCCAGAATGTAGCGTTCACCCGCTGAAGACACGTCATCCAGAATTTTCATTTTCGGCCACGCTGCCTTTAGCTGGGCCTTCGCTGCTGCAAGCTCGGCGGCATAACTGGACACGACGATGCTTCCCGAATTATCTAAGCAAAACAGAAGCAAGTCTGGGCCGTCATCGCCACCAAGTGCGTCTGGATTCGTTCGGATTTGCTCGAAGAAGCTGGTGATGTTCCCAGAATTGACCCTCGGTGTCTGGGCACCAAGGAACATGGTGTCAATGACTGGCCTGTCAGTGTCCAGTGGGAAGACCGATGTGGCAGGCTTCAGGGTTGCTGCTGACCCTTGCGGACCCATCAGGCCCATTCGGACTTGGCTTCGTTCGATGCCGTCAATAAACGTTTCCCACACTGTCTTGTCCGCTTCGTAGGTTGTGGGCGAAGGTGTGTAGACCGGCGATGATTCGTCATATATGGCGATAATCATCATGGTGCGATAACAGCAGCACGGTTCACATGGGTTGTATCTCTTCCAAGGCATTAGGTGCCACCCGTCTCTTCTTCTTCTTCTGGGCAGTCCACAGCGGTCACCCACCAGAAGCCACCAGCACCGAAGGTAATTTGCAACCACAGCGGTTCTTCGGCGTCGTCTTCGGTCTCGATAGTTGAGAACGGGTTGTGGACCGTCAATGTCTCGCCTTCTTCGAACGTAGGTGACTCGCCAGTGACCTTCTGCAAAGTGACGGTGCCAGAACCTGGCGTTCCGCTCGTGCGGCCACTGATCGATTCGCCCACGGCCAGCGTGGCCATGTGAACTCCTGGCGAGTAGCTGAACTGGTAGAAATCTTTTTCTGGTGCCGGTTCAAGCCAAACGATTGAATCTTCCAAGACCCACTTGGACTTGAACCGGGCCTCTTGTGCATAGCCCGTTTCATCGCTGTAGGTGCCTTCGCCCCAGTCTTCATCTTCTTCCCACTCGCCATCGTCGTTCAGCTTCACTGCGGTCCAACTGTATTTGCCGTCAGTGCCGTTGTGTGTGATCTTGGCCCAGCGTCCATCCGGTGACAGTCTCGGTGGTCTCCGCTGTCGGCCTGGATGGTTCTTCGGCCGGCGTTCCTCGGCAATGGTGCTTTGAACTAGTCGCCTAGCACCTTCCTCGTTAAAGCCTACAAGTCTGTCTGCCATCGGCCCCCTAATTAGAAGTTAAAGATGCCGAACGGAAGTTTCGGGTACACATGCCAGTCCTTGAACTTCGGCTGACCACCTTCTGGTAGCTGCTTTCCAGTGCCGTCCAGCAAAGCTGCTTCAGTAATCTTTTGGCCCTGAACTAAGATGTGTTTCAGTTTGCCTTCCACCTTCTCCCTGAAACCGTGGTCCAAAAGCTTCTTCTGGAAGCCACGAGAATTGAAGTGGAAGGTGTATGTCGTCTTGCTGTAAACGCCACCAGCCACGTTCTTGTGTTCTTCTTCGGTGCTGGCAATGTTGGCCACTTTCACCTTGCCCGCTGGTGCTCCCTTGAACGTGGTTGCACTGACAGCGTCCGCATAAGCCAAGGCCAAGGCCGGATTGAAGCTGGCCTCGTTGCGAGTGATCGTCAGCACTAGTCGTGACTGATCGATCTGAACCGGTTCTGAATAGGGTTCACCGGCACTGTTCAGAATGGGTTTGCCGTTGATGTCATATTCAACGTTCTCCTGAAACTGGGCCAAACTCCAAGACACCTTTGGCCGTTCGTTCAGGGGATTCTCTTCTTCCTCCGGCGTGCCATAGTTCGCTGTGACGATCCAGTCCAGACCGTCTTCACTGGAGGATTCAGCCGAGTAGTTCAGGAGTACCATGTCCCCGATGAATTCGGGCATATCGTCGCCAACATCGTCAATGGCGGCTTGGCCGAACTCTTCAGGGTCATCTAGGGTGACTCGCCAAACGACTGTCTGGCTCTCTTTTTCGTCGGCCACCACGAATGAATAGTTGCGGCCTCCAGCAAGTAGTTTATGGCTCATGCCCTATCTAGTGCTTTAGAACGTAAGAATGGCCGGCTGAGCGTTTGCAGCAATTTTGTCCAGCTTCTTATCCTGCTTCTTCGCCACTTCCAAATGCTCTTTGGCATCCTTCGCAATGTTCTTCATTGGATCATTGCTGCCGAAGCGGTGACGAATGATGCTGTCCCGTGCTTCCTTGCTGCCGAGTTCGGCGGCTGAAGCCAGTTCAACCTTCTTCGGTTCGATCTCGCCAGTCTTTTTGATCTCATCAGACAGCGTCTTCACCTTGTCCGTTGCGTTGGTTATGCCCTTGGTTGCGGCCGGTGGCAGAAGCTGCTTCTTGCGAAGGTCGCTGAACTCAACAAACTCATCCAGCTTCTGAGTGCCAATCCGCTTCAGGTCGTCCTGTAGTGCCTTCTCAAAGGCCCCTAGTTCACGCTGCGGAATGTTCGGCAGTGACTTGAGTGTGGAGACAGCACCTTCCGTCAGCGGCGTCCAAAGGTCAGTGAAGTCCACTTGGCCCTTGATTAGCTTCGGAAGGTTCTTCAGCACCTTGACGATGTTTTGGCTCAGATTGATGAATATGGTCGTGGCGAAGTCAAACATGGTGAAGAGAACGTCACGCCAGTTGTCTGCAAGCCACATCAGCACCGTAGGAATGCGAACGGTGAAGTGGTGGTGAACTTCGTTCCCGAATTTCACGAGGCCCAACAAAGCACCCTTGAAGGCCACCTCCACAACCGTCTTCCAGTTCCGAATTCCAAACTCCAGCATGATTAGGGAGTCCAAGACAAAGTCCCGCATTTGCTCCCAACTCGGCATCCAGCTTCCACTGAACAAGTTGCTGACTTGATTGGCCACCCAAACAATCGATTCCCACAGCACCGTGAACCGGGCCACAATCACGTTCACCACTTGAATGGCAACCGGCTTGATGAATTCAAAGGCTTCCTTTGTCTGCTTCAGGAATGTCCGAATCATGGGCATCACGTTTTCAATCATCCCTGACACACCGGTCATGGCCCCCTTCAAGTCGAAGGTGTCAATGATCGCTGCTCCAATCTCGGTCAAAGCAGTCTTGAAATTGTCCTGGAGGGTGGACCAAATGCCGGACACCGATTGCGATTGTGCGGCCATCAGTCCTGAGAACTTGCCACCTTCACCAGTCAGACTGTTGATGGCCTTCTCAACTTCTGGGAAGCCCACCTTGCCTTCTTCCACAAGCTTCTTCACTTGGCTTTCATTCACACCGAACTGTTTCGCCAGTTCAGCCATCAGCGGAATGCCTCGTGACGTGAACTGATTCAAGTCTTGCGTATAGAGTCGGCCTTGCACTCGTGTGGTGCCGTATAGGTAGGCAATGTCCTGAAGTGGAATGGCAAGGCCAGCACTGAGGTCACCAAGCTTGTTCATGGTTGGGACCAAGTCTTTGCCTGCAACACCAAAGGCCAGAAGCTGCTTGCCGGCGTTCGCAAGTTCTGGGAACTCAAATGGTGTCTGTGCGGCAAACTTCCGCATGTCGCCAAGGACTTTGTCAGCTTCTGCGGCGGACCCTAACATCACTTTGAAACTGATGGCCGTTTGCTCGGCATCTGCCGCAAGCTTCAATGGGCCACCAGCAACATTGGCAATGCCGCTGATAATTCCCTTGACGGCCATAGCGGCAAGGCCAACTTGTGAGAAGAAGGCCAGCACACCCATTCCGCCACCACCACCGCTGCCACCCTTGGACTTGAATCGGTCAAGCTCGTCTGAAACACTGCGGATGGACTTGGTAGCACCACCCGTGTTCACGCTCATCCCGATTTTCAACATTCCGATTGTGGCCACTGTCCTCCTATTTCCGCCGTTGTGCCGCTGCTGCTGCTTTCAGCACTGACATTTGTTCCGCTGCTGACTGCTTCTTCGCTGTCTTATGCCTTGGGTAGAAGTCAGTGACCTTGCACTTGTTCCCGGCTGCCCGTGCTACGGTGTGGGCCACCAAGGCACTTCCAAGCCACGGATCGTACAAAGGTTCAATCTGTTCTCTAGCCAGCCACAAACTAAGTTCAGCACTGCTGATGGTGTTCAGCAGTTCTTCCAGCGTCCTGCCCATGTGAATCGCAAGCCTCATGCAAAACAGTTCAAATGGGCAGGCTTCTAGTTTTTTGCGAGTTCGTCCACATCGTCTTTGCCCATTGCGTTGTGTTTCAGGGCGATGTCAAACAGACGATGCAATGCCTTCACACTCTTCTTTTGCAGTTCGCCGATGTCCTTCGGATAATCGAACAGCAAAGTGCCTGACGTGTCGCAAAGGGTGGCACAGACAACACGGGCCAAAGCTGGACCGTCAGTCTTGGTGTCCTTTGACAAGTCCTTCTCAAGCTGAAGACGTTCAGCACCGCTAAGGCTTTTGATGTAAACGGTGCAATCCCATTCCGGGACTTCTACGGGATACACGGGCAAGTCCTGTGCATCCATGATGCGTTGTTTAAGATTCATTTGGTTCCTTTTTATGCCGCTCCGGCGTAGGTAATGAGTGTGGTCAGCTTCACTTCCACGTCAGCACTCTTATTGCTGTTCACTTCCATGCCGTTCTGTTCATAGCTGGTGACAAAGCCCTGGAATGTTGCGGTGTTGCCATCCGCATCTTCCACTTCCCAGAAAAGAATTGCAGCATTCGTGGAACTATCACGAATGAGTTCGTGTTGTGTGTTGTCTGTCAAAAGGTACAGATTGAAGGTCAGGCTGCCTGGATCAGGCAGACGGCTAGGCCGAGTTTCCTTCAAAATCGAATCGAGTGAATAGGAGTCAACCGCTTCCTGTTCAGTCGGGCCTAAGTCGATGCTGTTGACCTTTGCGACCGCTGCCACAGTGGACGTGGTGCCCACTTTTAGAATTGTTCCTTCACCGGGAATAACTGCCATGTTTGATACCTCACATAAGGGTGGTGTGAGGTATCTATCCAGTGGCTTCGCAAAAATTAGTTAGGTGTTGGGACGGTCTCGGCGTACTTGATTCGCCAGTCCTGTGTTCTGCGATAAAGCCAAGTATCTGAGGCGTCTGTTGGGGCCTCGTGCATGTCGCCATCATTCAGCAGTGTGATAAACGCCACCGAAGTTCCTTCCATGTCGCCCCTGAAGCCATGAAGGGCTTGTCTGACTGCTTCTGCCAATTCCAAGGCTGTGTTCAGTGAACCCTTAGACCAGCAGTCAATCTGGACCCTGGCGTAGCACATGCCGGCGGCTTCCGTCAGTGTGTGATCGTGGCTCGTGCTGATCCTTTGGAATGTCAGCACCGGGAAGGTGTTCTGGCCTTGCGGCAAGTGGTGCGGATAAATCCGGTCGCCAACTAGGTCAGTGATCGCAGTGACCGAGAACAGATAGTCATTTAGGGATGAGTCCATGCCCTATGTAGCTACTTCGTTTGTTCTTTCACGATCTCCCAAAGCCTCTTGATGGCGTCTGCCTTGGCCTCGTCACCTTGCTCGTCATAGGCTTTCCGTAAGTAGCCCTTTGGCGGCATTTTGCTGGTGCCATATTCCTGGGCTGCCCCATACCACGTATCGCCTTTGAAGTCACCTTCGCCGATTTGAACGTCGATGCCGATGAACTTCGTACTTCGCTTGGCTGCCCTGACTTTGATGGACTGGGCCAAGGCCCCGGTGTCCTTTGGGGCTGCTTCAGAAGCTGCCTTAGCAACTGGCTTCATGGCTGGACGCATGGCCTTCCTAAGGGCCTTCTTCTGGATCGACACCGGAAGCTGCTTCAGAACTTTGTTCACCTCGTCAACATCGACCTTCACATCAGCCATAGGTTCCTTAGTTGGTTTCCTTGGCCAAGACGATCAGTTCAATGTTCCGTTCTTCCACGTTGTTCACGTCCAAGATTTCGAAGGTTCGTCCGTTGAACAGAAGACGATCCTTCACACCCAAGGTGGCGAAGTAGCGGAATCGGAACTCGAATTCAGCTTCAGCGTGAATTTGCTTGGCCCGTTCCACTTCTCGGCCATACAGCTTCTTCATGCCGCCCCAGATCGTGGCCACGGTGGCGAACGTGGTCACCGTATCGAGGCCATTCCGGGTGCTGGTGCCTTGCTGGTGGCTTATGCGGTGTCGCAACTTCCCACTAAACATAGGGCCTCCACTGAATCTGCTTCAGCAGCCGCTGAACACCAAGTTCCACTTGCTTGGTCGCTGTGGTGACTTCGCCTTCACGAAGCTCGTTCCACGTTCCGCAAAGCATCAGAATGGCCCGTCTGACTTGCGGTGGCGGTGTCGCATTCCCTGAGACGTACCGCACAATTACGGCGTCTGATCTCTGGAAAGTGTCCGGCCAAGTCGTTTCCGCCGTCGGTTCGATCCAGCCCGGCTGAGAATGTGGAGCATAGGAGACAAAGCCAGTGAAGTTCTCCACCAACACGTTGTCTGAATCGTAATACTTCACACTCGTCACACTCTGAAGTGGCGGGAATGGAAGTTCGATCTGGTGACAAGGAAAGCAGCAAAGAACACGTTCCCTCGTCTGTGTAATGAAGCTTCGGCCGGTCTCGGCTTCACAAAAAGCGGTTGCATCCTCCAGCATGTCCGTCAAACGGTCGTCATGGTCGGTGCCGTCAATCGCTAAGTGTGCCTTCAGTTCGGCAAGTGTCACCGGGAAGGACGATGCCGGCGTAATGAGTTTGTTGTAGGCCATGAACTATCTATCCCACTCCTTCACAATCCTCGTGTCTTCGTACAAACCGTGGTGGTAGAGGGCATTTATCATGTTGCTTCGGTTCCTGATGCCTTCTGCCAACCGCTCGGCCTTGGCTTTGTTCATCGGCGTAGGGTTTTCCAAAAGTGCTAGAACCTGGCTTTGCAGAATCTCGATTTGCCGGCTGATTCGTTCGATTTGTTTCTGGTGCATAGCTTTGAAGAAGTGTGGGCGCATAAAAAAGGCCACGAGGACGACTTGACACTCGTGGCCTTATGCACACTCCTTGCGGAGTGTTGCAGATCATGGATTAGTCGCCTGACAGCGTACCGGTGCCGAGATACATCAGCGGATTGTCACCGGCGTTGACGGTGTTGCTGTCCACAAGCTGGTAGGCAGCGAAGAAGACCGACAACGTGTCAACCAGTCGGCTGTCGTCACGGATCAACTGTGGCGAACCAACAAAGCGGACCTTGTGTGCCGAGAAGTCACCAGCAACGATGGCCTTGCGTGCCTGACCAGAGGCCATTTGGGGCATCCAGTTCGAAGTCACGAAGGGCTTGCCTCGCATCGAATCGGTTGGTGCCGAGTTCAGATCAACACCCCATTCACGAATGCCACTGGTGGCGTCCACGAGGCTGTTTTCCAGACTCTCCACCGTGTTATCGTGGCCCACGAAGGCGAAGTTCGGGCTGTTACGGTGTACCGGGTCAATGCTGTACCAGAACGCACGGATGTCGTCTGGAGTCAAATTGTTGCTAAGGCCGGTGTGACCAAGAACCACGTTCTGGAGGAAACCGGTCGGCTTGGCTGTACCGTCTGCACTCGTGATGTCTCGCAGAATCGTCCGGCGAAGACGTGTGCCCATCGTCTTGTTGAGGTGGGCCAACACGTTGGTGTTGGGGTTCAACAGATAGCCAATGCTCACCGGATGGATGGCAGTGGTCACCATGTGGTCATTCAGCGTAACACGGTCATACGTCACACCGGTCTGTGTCAAAGCCACGTTCTGCTTCTTGTAAGCACCGTAGGTGCCGGTGTCATCGCTGGTGGCGAAGTGAATCGGCTGCTGCGAATGCTCAATCGGGCTGTTGATGATGTCGCAATACTGAAGAACTGAACCTTCCCAAGCCTTGGCCTCGACCAGTGCCTGAAACACGGAACCATTCAGCAGTTCTTCACCTTCATGATTGGTGGTGTCGGTGCTCTGGGCACGGCAGAAGAACTCCTGCGATTCCCAGTTGCAATCAACGAGTTCACAAGACCGCTTCCAAGAGTCCTGAACGTGGATTCGCTGGTGGCCGTGGAACATCCAAGCCAGAATGGCGTTGTCGATGTCCTTGCGGTTGGCTTCCCGCTTCACCTTGACGGTGGGGGCACCGAAGACCGGTGACTTCTTGCTCCCAAGCATCGACTTGATTCGTTCGCTGCGTGAGAACTGTTCTTCTTGCTTCTGCAAGAACTCAAGACGGTCAGCACCTTCTTCGCTCCGCTTGAACTCTTCATCACTCCACACTTCACCGGCTTCCACCTTGGCATTCAAGGTCTTCAGATCGCTGGTGATGGTCTTAATTTCTTCCCGAACTGCTTGTAGGTCTGCATTCATTGGTCCTCAATTTCTGTGTTTATCTTATAGACGTTGCTCCTTCGGGAGACTTGGATGGTGGCCTTTGGGCCGTGATCTATTTAGAGTGGCGGGCCATAATTTCTTTGGACCGCTGAACTCGTTTGTATGTTTCTTCCCACAGATCGATCTCGGCTCGGCTGATGTTCGCTGTGGTGGCCTTGTAAGCCGGATTGTGGACGATGCTGAAGTCTTTGATTCTTTTGACCTTTGACACGATGCTGTAGAACCGGCCATCTTTGCCACGGTGCTTGGTTGCTGTTCCGTCACCCTGAAAGCTTCCACCTTTGATGAAGTGCTTTCGCAGCTTCGCCAACACGTTCAGGTGAACGGGGTCTTCTCGGTCAACCGGTGCCTTGAACTTGATGCCTTTCTCATCACGTCGGAAAGTCACCGTTCCGGTTGCCGTGCTTCCAATTACGTGGCTGGAATTGTGCTCGTAAAGAAGTGGAATGTCTTGCTGTGTCGCCAGTGCGTTATCGAATGCTTCTTCCATGACGTGTTCAATCACTCCGCCGGGAAGCTTGTATTCGGTGCCCGGCGTTCCGTCATAGAACACCACGGCGTAGCCCTCTAGGAACTCTTGGCCGTCGTTCTCACTGCGGATCAGTGTGACTGGTGCCTCATAAATCAGTTCAAGGTCTTTGTGACTCGTTAGCTCCATAGCTTCACCGCCAATTCTGTTGTGTCCCACTTCGAAAGCACCTCTGGCCGTTGTTCCGGCAACACTGCCTCGAACTCTTGCCTGAAACTATCTAGGGACTCCAGCACCAAAGCTGTATCCAGTCCTTCCAAGGACTCTTCAATGGCTGCAATCTCGATCTGGCCAGACTTGGCGAACCTTCGCTTCAGTCGTTCCAAGACGTTCGTTGTCAGCTTCACAGACTTGTCCAAGGAATCAGAACGAGTGACTTCCATGTTCACTTCCTGCGTCTCGTTCTGATCCTTGGCCGGATCGATCTCGGCCACCGGTGCTGGTGGAACTGGTGCCGGCGGCGGTTCTGGATGTTGGCTGTCTGGTGCATCCCACGCCACGACATTGGACGGAAGAACGTAGGTGCCCTTCCGCTTGGTTGGCATGTTGGATAGCTGCCTCGTCTCTTCAAATGACCTTCGGCCGGACAAGAACTGCTTCTCTTCAAGTGCATCCTGTAGTTCAGGGTTCGCCTGATGAATCGCCTTGCGGTTGAATTCGATGTAGTGGGTTTTTCGCTCCTGTCTCGTCAGCAGTTTGGCGGAAAGTTCGTTTTCAACGTTGCTGAAGATGGCGTCATAGGTGTCTGACAGCACGGCCAAGTTCTCTTCAGCTAGTGATCCATAGCTTGCCGAGTCTCTGATGCCGATTTTGTTTCCTGGAAGTCCCAAAACCACGGCCTTGTCTCGGTTGCTGTTGTTCTGGGCCTCTGACCACTGGGCTTCCTCGTTGTTGATTGGCAGACTTTCAAGTTCTGCATTGCCGAACAAGGTCAACATCTTGTGACTGTTGGCCAATCCCTCGTGCCATGCCTGAACCTGGGTCTTCAGTTCTTCTTTTTGCTCCGGTGTCAGCCACTGCGGGATTCGCAAGACCTTGTTGATGTGGCTGCCGTGCTTGAAATAGATGCAACCATACTTTGTGATCGCAGAACCAAGGCCGAAGTTGTTTTTCATCGTCGAAACAACGTCAACACCCTCCGTTCCGTCACCAAGTGCTAGGTCTCGGACGTGCAAAATGTCCTGACTCGGAAACACAATTGGGCCATTCGTGGTGTTCACGGCGTAGTAGAGGCCCACAAGACGGCCTTCTTCGTACTCAAACGTTGGAAACACCGCCCGATTGTCCACGTTGTGGAGGGCCACCGGATCAAAGCTGAAGTCTCGTTCAATGATGCCAACGGCGTTGCCATAGCAAAGGTCAGCACCGAAGGCTTGGAAGAACTGGAAGCTGGTCGTGAACGGGTTTGCCATGCCGTTCAGAAGCTCATAGACGATGTGTTCACGGTCCTTCTCTCGGCCATCGTCTGGAAGATGCTTGAACAGAGGCTTCGGCACCTTGGCCAGCGTGTTCGCAATCAGTTTCACGCCTCGATACCAACTCGGTTGACCGAGAACCGATTCCTTCGTCACGGATTCGCCCGTGTCGGACCGATTTGAATGGCCGTTCAGGGTCGTCATCAGCGACATGTCAGCCGGATAGTAGTTCCGCTGGTCTGTGATCTGTTTCGGGGGGATATGAACCATACGGTATGTAGCCTTGTCACCAAATTTCCACGACTGATTGGCCCTGAGGGACAACAGCACTTACGGTGTCCTTGTCCAACCAATAGGAAAGAGCAATTGCTGTAGCGTCTACGCTGTCGATTTTGTTTATGTCCTGAGACTTTTTGATGTCCAAGCGGTCATATCGATCAAGCTTAGGAACACAATTGTCCAAGTGGTTCAGATAGATGGGATTATTGTTGTGCCTCAGTTTTCTTTCACGAAAAAGACCATCCATCATGGTGAAGCCCGGTCCCATTCCCCGCTGTGACTGCGTCACTTCCTTGCAGTTGATGCCGTATCCTTCAAGCAACTGACGACTTGGCTGGAAGTTCGTCGGGTCATACCTCAACTGAAGCACTTGAAACTTGAACGTCTCGGCCTTCAAACGTTCCACCAAGTACAAGTGATCGATGGTGTCTCCCGGCGTCAGGATCAGATTCGACTTTGGATCATTCGCCCACGCTCGATACGGAACGTGGTGTTTCTTCTCCCACTCTTCAGCCTTCTTCTCGGGAATGGCGAACTTGGGAATGACGTAATAGAGGTCATTCACCTTGCAAACCGTGACATACGAATAGATGTCATAGGACTTCGCAGCATCGACCCCGATGACCACGGGCATCCCATAGAATCGGGACTCGTCAAATTCCTCGTGGCAAGCCTGAATGATGCCCGGCGCAAGCCAGTTCTCTGGTGCCCCTACGATCTGATTCAGGTGAAACGTTCGGAACTGAACCGAATCAGTCGGACTGTCTTTGACTTTTGCGTACTCTTCCCGGTAGAACTCCTGCGGAACTAGTTCTGGGCAGGCTGGCAGATTAGGCCACCAGTTCGATTCGTCCTTCCAGTCTGCGAACTCTGGCACTCCATAGTGAATGGCGAACGTCGTGATGTCGTTCACCTCCGGTTCTTTGCCATCCAGCAAGTTCCGGCTTCTCACCCAGCAGTCATAGGCCGGACAAGTGTGGTTGTAGTTGGCGTGGCTGATCGTCAGCACCAACGAGTTCGGCCGGGCCATGCCGGCGTGTTTCACCTTGGCCCACGTATTGGCGGCGTAGGCAGGGTGAAGTTCAAAAAATTCATCGATAATCAGTAGATCGCAATTGAAACCTGACTTAGCGTCACCCTTGCCGCTGATGATTTTCAATTCGGATTTGGACACCCGGTCAACAATGGTGCCCTTGTCTTTGCGAAACCAAAGTCGCTTGTTCAGGGTCTCGTTGCCGGCTGCGAACCCTTCAATGGCGGACCAGATTTCATCCGTCTGTTCTTTAACGCCAGACAGAATGATGGTCTTGGTTTTCGTTTTGCCGGTGACTTTCCATGCTGCGATTAGTGCGAGCAAAAAACTTTTTCCAGACTTTTTCGGGCACCAAATGTGTCCGGTCCTGAACCGTAGCTTTTTGTCTCGTCTTCGCCATCCCCAAAGCGGTTTGATGACTCCTTCGTACTGCCAATCCAGCAAATCAATTGAGCAATACTTCCGGGCAAAGAGTTTGATCTGCTTCGGTTCTGTCTCGTCTAGGTAGCAGCCTTGTTCAATCGCCTTGGCATCACTCGGAAGCTTCATCAGCCTCCGGTTCGTCCGTCTCGTCTAATTCCAAGTCCAACTCTTCCTCGGCCTTGGTCGCTTGCCACAAACCAAGTCTGCGGCCAATGCGTTCGTACTGCTGGTGTGCCCTGGTAGCAATTCCTAGGGCATCGTGTGGCTTCCCGTTCAGGATGAATGACCGGGACTCTTTCACGTAGCCTTGGACCTCGTCATGGGCTGAACGGTAGGTCTCGTAAGCATCCGCCATCATGGCGAGTGAATCACGGTCCCGGATGCCGGGATTTGCCTTTAGAGTTCTGGTGAACCACTTCTTTCCGACGGGTCCAAGCCAGTGTGGTGCTGATGTTGCCATGTCCTATATAAGTCGGACCAAGTCATTTTCACTCGCCATCGTCCGGTTTCTTTTTCAAAACACATCCATGCCGTGCTAGGAACTGTTCTCTGGTCTCTCGACGATGTGGCTTCTTGAGGGCTTCCTCAAGCTGCTTGCGGTATTGCCTGCGGTATTGGTCGATTTCAGGCCAAATGGCCCGTAAAGCTTCTGCTAGGGCTTCTCTATCGTGTTCTGTGGGCTGTGTCACTGGCCTCCAATTCTGGGGTCATTTTTGGGCGGAAAAAATGTGCAAGTGGCCGACGCTCGTCAGTCTTGGGCGGTTGTATAAAAATCGGCGTTCTCCTTGCATTCAGGGCAGCACGGGACTATTCCACGCCTTACACAGCCACCGCCACCTTTCCCGTCACAGATCGTTTCGAAGCCATCCTCATTCGACACTCTGACTACCTCGTCACTATCGGCCCTGAATATCTCTTCGCTGCCGTCGATGTAGGTGACTGTGACGGAATCAACCGCTGTATCTGGTGGCAATGGTATGCCGCCTACATCGTTTGTAATCAGCACCATTCGGCACGACTTGTGGAACAAGGCACCATCTACCACTTGCCAGATACCACGCACAATGAACAACACCATATCACTGAACATACTTCTCCTTAGTTAAACTGCTCCCTACGCATGACCACCAGCATGTCCGCCACCAGTGGTAGTGTCACTTCTTCCTCGTTGCCCATCTCTTCTACATAGGCAAGGATTGTCCTTGCGAATCGGGCTGCTTGCATGGTGGTCAGGGTAGGGTCTGCCTCCATGACTAGGGCCTTGATACTTCTAAACGTGTTCACCTCGCTCCTTTGCTGCTTCCTGTGCTTCTTTGAGGGTTGCAAAGTAGAGGTTCGCTGCGAACTTGTTCAGTTCCTCCCATGAACAATACTTGAACTCCTTCCACGGTTTGAAGCTTTCAGTCCACCCGACATACACCGGTTCGTCCACCTCGAAGTGAAGTTCCACATTCTTTAGGTGTTTTGGAAGGCCAAGTCCATCGCTCAACAACTTGCCAAAATGATTGGCTACTACCATGTTTCTCCTATTCCTTCGCTGATTTTGCGTTGTGGCACTGGATACACAGTGGCTGCCAGTTGGTCACCTCCCAGAACAACTGGAGGTTCCCTTTGTGGGGCTGCTTGTGGTCAGTGACTGAGGCCACATTCCCACACAACCAGCACTCTGGATGGTTGTCTAGGAAGGCCCTAGATGCTCGTCTCCACTCCCTGAGGGAATAGAGACGAGTGTGATCGAATGTGCCTTTGAACTTACTGGCCCGGTTCATGGGCCTCGATTTCATCCAGCAATCTGCGGATGTACTTGATTTGTTCTCGGCTGATGCCGGGCTTGCCGCTCACCACCGTGGCGTAGTGGGCTTCCTGTAGTGCCACAACTGCTACGCTTGGTCTATGGTCGTCTTGGGAAACTTGGCCCAGACACTTGGCAACCTCAGACGCTGGAATGCGAAGATGACTTGTCGGACTTACGTTCAGTAGCTTCCCCTCCGCTACCAGCTTTTTGACGTGCGAGGCGCTTACTTCCAACTGCTTGGCGGCTTGTGCCGTGGTTAACAGCACTTCATTTGTTCTCATTCGCCTCCCAGTTCGTCGGAAGCCTGCGGTAGGTTCTCAACTGCTCCCAGCTTCAGAACTGCTTTTGCAAATTCGTCGCTGCTGCTCGTGGGAATCTTCGACACCTCGTCAACGATGTATGCCTTCTCTTCCTCGTCTGCGAAGGTGAAGGTGAACTTCCGATAGCTGGGCCATTCGCTGCCGTCATAGATTTTGTTGTCCATGACCACATAAGTGACCGGCTGCGGCTTGGTCAGGAAGTCTTTGATCGACTGGGCCGCTTCGAACTCAGCTTCCTGAGTCGGGGCCTCTAGCACTTCCATCAGAAGTGATTTTGGAATCGCTTTTTCTGTGGAGTATGCCTCCTGAAACCCTCGCTCGATTTCGTCCAGTCTGGCGATTTGTGCCGCTTCCAGCAGCTTCGTGGCTTCAGCATCGTCCACTGGAATCACTGGCTGTGTCTCGAAGGGTTCGCCTGCCGAGTTCGTTCGGACTTCGCCTACATCGAACTTGTTGAATACCGGTTCGGCACCTTCTGGCAGCTTGGCACCTTTGCCGTCCAGCAAGTTCCCTTGGCTGTCGATGTCCAGTAGTTCCACTACCTTGTTCTGTTCTTCTTCTGGCAGCGACTTGCACTGTTTGAGAAGGGCCGCTCGGTCTTGCCTGAGACCATGAATCATTCGATCAACTTCCCGCTGTCGCAGCCCGGCCCTAAGTGCCACGAAGCCAATAATCGCCAAGACCACCGAAATCACAATTCCACTTACCATGTTTCTCCTTTTTGATTTTTACTCTGCTGGATAGTTTTCTGTGTCACCGTCTTCGAAGTCCCCCGGGACTCGTTTTGGTTGTCGCCGCTCCCATGCAAGGAAGATGTGGCGAATGAAGGCCGAAACATTCATTCCTTCCACTTCGGCGTGAGTGTTCAGCCGCTGAAGCATGTCTGGAGGCATACAAATGCAAAATGGTTTGCTCAATCGATCATTCTCTGGTCTTGGTCTAGCCATTTTCTGCTCCCTCCACATCTTTCAAAATTGCTTCGATGATCTCCAAGCCCTCAGTCATCAGGGCGAGATACCGGCGAACCGTTGCCGGTGTATAGACGGTCAATCGACTGTAACCGTCAGATAGAAGGGCCTGACTTCGCAACACCTCCCTGAGGGTGTCTTCTGCTCGCTCAGGCCGTTTTTGATACCTCATTCACCCTCTTCTTCTGGTGCCACGATCCTGGTCACTTCTTGCTGATTGAATATGCCCAGTCGGCCAAACTCTAAGGCCGTCTGGCATAACCACAAATCGTGGTCAATCATCGCCAATTGGCGTCTGAGTGAAGCCAAGTCAGGATCAGTCTCGGCCTCGTGCGTCCAGTAGTTTTGCATAAACTATCTAGTGTATGATAGTGCAATATAATGCAATAATTTCTGGATTCTGGAAGTTTTGTGTGGTGCTACTTCCTGACGCTTGCTCGGTGCCACTTTCCACAGACTTCGCAGTGATACGGACGCATGCCTTCGGCCTTGGCCACTTCTTCCGTGGCATACTGCTTCTTGCTGTAGCACGATCTCCATTCCACGTAGCCCTTGTCCCTCATCATGGCTCGTGCTGCTTTGGGAAGCTTGCTGTAGTCGATGGGCTGATACCGCTTCTTCATTTGGCATCGTCCGCTTCGAACCGGGCAATGGCTTCAGCGAAGCCCTTTGCAATTTCCTCGATTGCTGCCTGTGCCTTTTTCAGTCCCTCGACAAACTGCTTCGTGTCCAAAGTCAACTGTGTTTCAATCTCGCCTACTACCATGTGCCTCCATTGTTTGGGTCTTTTGCATTATTTAGAGTCGCAAACTCTATATAAATGGTCATGTGACGGTTCCTTTCTCCCGTCATGTGGTTGTTAGATGTTCCTTGAAAATGCCCCGGTAGGTTTAGTGATTTTTTCCTACCGGGGTTCTTTTTTTGGACCAACACCTTCTAGGCCGCTCCTGGCCACACAACGTGCTGAAGCATTCTCAGTTGTGGTGACTCGATTCTGGGCACCGTATAGACATGCTGCGGCACTTCCAGCGGCGTTGGAATCGCTCGTGGCCAAGTCACCGGCTGCTTCGGTCGTGGCTTCGCTGATGACTTCTTGGCGGCGTGGATGTCGGCCCAGCCCTCGGCCTCTAGCTCGGCTCGTGGCTTCGTAAAGAAGTTGCCCCATTCCAGCATGTGGCGGATGTAGTGGCCGGACTTAAACAGCAGTGGTGTCTTGTAGTTGATGTCTTTTGTGACGTAATGACACCACTTCTGCTCGTCTTGGATCGCTGCGAAGTGAGTGACTTCGGCGTCCTGGCGATTGGCTGCTTTACAAAAATAGGTTTTTGCTGTGGCCTCGTCTAAGTCCGTGGAAATTGTGCAATGTAAATGGACCAAATTGTCTGGTGTAATTTCTCGGAATAAAACCGCTTCTAAGCGGAAGTCATGTAGTTTGCAGTAGCGTGCAATGCTTCGGCGTGCGGCCTCGTTCCATTTGGACTGTTGTTTCGGTGTTTTCCAGACCTTGAACTGGATGGTGCCTTCGAAGTTGTACCTTTTGTACTTGTTGTTGGCCAACAGCATCACGCATTGACGCTTGGCATGCTTACGGCGTGACTGGAGGGAATCGGTAGGTCCGGTGAATCCCTTTGGTGATGTTTCTCGTGGCTTCGATTGGTATAGGGTGAACTCTTGTGGAGGTCCGAAAAAGCCCTCTGAAGGTGCCTTTTTACGGCGTGTCCTAGAAGAGTTACCGTGTTTTCGCCATATAGAAGGCGGGGGCTGTTCTGTCTTGCGCCCTAATTTGTGATTTTGTATACTCGGCTGCATCAATTCTTTCACCAGCCGGGCCAAGGTTGCAATCTTTTGGTCCGGCTGTTTTTCTTCTCTTGTGATTTCTCCTCGTGGTGACTGGGCTGACCCTGACACAGCAGCCAATCTGATGTATCTAGGAACTCATTGCTAGATTAAATAATACACTGTCATAGTTTTCTGGAATTATTCTCGTATAGAAACGAAAAAAGCCCGGATTAAACCGGGCTGTGTAGTTCGGAAAAAGTTGTTTTCGGTGCCGTCACTTCTTCGCTGGCTTTTTCCCTCTGAAGGCACTCATCCCCTTATCCCGCTGCAATGCCTGTTTGATTTCCTTGGCGGTGTCGGCGGTCCACGAGATGTTTGTCAGGAAGTCGATGTCTCTGACGGTCGTTCCCTCGGGCAAGCTCTCTAGGAATTCGACACTGGCCTGGAAGTCACTGAGTTCGTATTCCAGAACGTGGTCAGCATCGCCTTGCTTCAGCTTCAGATAGAGGTAGTCGGCCAAGGGTCCGCATTCGTCGGGAAGTTCAAATTTGGGCTTTCGCATTGTCCTGACTCCGGTGTTGTGATCGAAACACCGGCGTCTACGTACAACCTTACTTGCCCCCTCGTGAATGCCGAGAAAATGCGGGCGACTGAATTTGTTCACTACTCAGTACACTAACCCCTGAGTAGGTCATCAAGCCATCGTTCGGCGTTGTCGTCCCATCGCTTTTTCACATCCCGAACGTTCTTTGGGGAGACTTCGATCTCGTAAACGTCCCGGATGAACTCAGCAACTTGTGCCGGTCCCGGCTTCAAATCGGGTTGCTTCGCCAGATACGAAAGAGACCACCGGATGCAACTGGCAAGGCTTACGTATTCGCCTTTGGCTTTCATCGCCTTAGCGGCGGCTGGATCAATGAAGGCTCGGTCTCGTGGCATCCCACCAGTTTAATCGAGGAAGTCTTCCTCGTCAGGCGTTTCAAAGAACTCGTGCATGGCCTCTTTGAAATCGGCCGGCAAGTTCAGCCGGTCCATCGCTGCCAAAAAGCCGGCAATGTCCAGATCGTCAGAAGCCAGCTTGGCGATAAGTTTCTTCGCCTGCGGAAGGTCATAGTCCGTCGTGTTCATGGCTGCACCCATTAAACGAAAAAACCCCTAGGGCCTCGTTCGGTGTGCAGCCGAGTGGCGAAACCCTAGGGGGTCCAAAATGTTTGTTGATCGGCTGCACCCCTCAGGATTCGCTAACCATTTGCGATGTAAAGCAAACCGGGTCCAGAATTCCCGAAATAGCGGTAGGGGCTTGTTTCGTCAGTGGGTGGATATATGATGTTGGTTCACCCACGTAGGCGTCTTTCACCATCCGCAGCCGCAAGGTGCGCTTTGCTCCTCCTTCCATCCACTTTTCGTACCAGGCCGGGAATGCCCGGGCGAGCAACGCACAACCGTAGGGATTGCTGCGCTCGGCATCGAACGTGGTAACCAAAGCCTGGGGAGCCAGAAACGTGGATTCCTGCCCTCTGTCGCGCATGACGAAGCCGGCGAGGCGATCGTCCGCAAACAGCAAGCGGCACTTGCGCGGCTCGTGGTCCTTCAGGCGATCGAACTCGATCGCGCCATCGAACTCGCCGCCGCGAGCCTGGCGAAATTCAATCTCGAACGGCATGAATCCATAGTGCTTCGTGCGCAGTAACTGCTGCGCACTCGCCGACCAAAGTCGACGCCACTGCTGCTTCACCCAGCGATTGAGTTGTGCATTGCGGCCAATCACGTCCACTTGAGCCGACATCAGCAGACCATTTCGCGCCCCCAGGCCGATGCGCACCTGTGGGTCGAACCGCATCTCGTCGGCGATTTGCAAAGTGAAGGGCGGCAAGTCGGCCGGCTGATTCGGCGTGAGAGCCGGCGACGCTTCGCGAAGCCGGCGGCGCGAAGTCGGCTTGGGAAACAGCGAACGCAGCGAACGGAGCAGTTGCATTGGAGGATCCTTACAGAGAGTGGGCAGTCTGTTTCGATGCGGGGCGAAGCATCACGTACGTCGTTCAGTCATAGAAGCTCTTACGACCACCGGCCGGCGGATTGCCCGTGCTTGTGTCGGGCACTCGGCGGATCTTGGCATATCGCTGGGCCAGGTCGGTCGTGAAGTTGATTACGGTCGGAATCGTTTCATGGCGGTTGACGGCCTGGGGCACCACTCGGGTACCAGCCGCGACATCCCGCAGTGCGGCGAGCGCAGTGACGCGCTGAGCTTCGAAGGAGTTCGGAAGAGGCTCGCCTTGGCGTGACGCCAGCAGAGCGACCGCCAGGAGAGCGTTGACGCTGCGACACCAGCTGTTCGGCACCAGATCAGCCAGCGTGTAGCGAACCTCCAAGTACGAATTCATTTCGGCAGCAGCCGCTTCGATTGCCCAATCGATATGAGCTTCCTCAACCGTGCTGAGAACTGCGTCGGCATTGTCATCTGCTGCCCCGAGCACACTGACCGGGTTCCAAAGCGATTCCAGGTCGCTGCGCGTGCAGTAAGTTTGAGTGGTCATGGTTCAGGCCTTCATGTGGATGCTCGGCTTTGACGCCGAATGTGCCGGCGGTGAGATTGAGCTTCTCGACGTTCCATGGAAGCGTCCTCATGAGCGGAGGACGCTTCGTTCAGTCCTCACCCAGCTGGAGAGGACGTTGCGACATCGGCGGGCGATACACCCCCCGACTACGCGATTTGCCCGTAGGCAACTGCGTCGGGAAGGTAAAGCGCCGGCAGTCCATTGAAGACAGCGCACAGTTCCCAGCCGCTCGGATCGTGGGTCGGATAGGAGTAGGGATAGAACCCAAACTGCTCGTTCCGCGGGCCGCCGGGCCCTTCGGTCACGATCTCCGAGCCCTCCAGGTACTGCACCCAGCGCGGAGAAGGTTCCGGGAAGAAAGCCGCGTGATCGTCCTCGATCAGCTTCGTGAACTCTTCGTTCACGCCGTTCCAGACACTCAGGCCGTAGTCGATCACGTGGAACGTGACCCAAGGTAGTGCTCGCAACACGGCGGTGAACTCGCCGGCGCCGACGCGCTTCAGAGACTGCCAGGCCACATCGGCCGAACCTCCCTGGGCCTGCACCTTCGTGTTCTCGAGCACATGCCGCCAACCGGTGCTGGTGAGCACCACATGGGCGAGTCCCATCCCAGTCAGCCGCACCATCGCGACGTTCATATTGTGCAACTGCTGCGGAATGTCGGCTGCGGAGTTCGACCAGAGCGTGTCGAGGATGCCCCCCTCGCCGAGCATGTCGAGGCTTCCCTGGTTTCCGGTGGGAATCTGAAAGCCAACCGAGGTTCCCGTGCCACTGAACGAATGCCGCATCTCATCACCGTCGTTCACGAACACGTACGAGCCTCGCAACATGGCGGCACTTTGGAACTCGATCAGGTTCGCGAACCGCTGTGCGAGGTAGACCTCCTGGCGAGTGATGTAACTTTCGCCGTCGTGATCGAGTTCGTCCACCGAGCGGCCGAGCGCCCGGCGGTTCAGCATCTCTTCGTCGAGCAGCGGAATGATTTCCGTCGAGCGAGGGAAGGTGCCAGTGACGTTTCGAATGTGCTGCGGCGCTTGCCGGCTGGCCGATTGCGCGGGCATTCGCCCGACTGCAATCGACTGAGTTGCGCGAATCACGTCGTACGAAAAATTGCGCCCCGATTGCCGAGCGACATTCTTGCCGGAGAAACCCCAGCCGAATAATCGCTGCAGCGAAGTGCCGGGCAGTTCGAGCTGCGAGACGGCCTTCAGAATGGTTTTTGGAGCCAAAACCTGTGCGGTAGGAACACCCATGACAAACTCCTGGAAAATCAGCGTTGAAAGGAAAACTGAAGCGGTGAACGAGCGCGGAGCAGGCTTAGCTGACGGTTGCCGTTGTGCCGCCAAGATTGGTCACGACCCACCGCAGTGTGTCGGTAGCGATATACATGCACTCGACGAGCACCTGGCTGCCGATCTTCTGAGAAGCGGTGCTGAACGCCACTTGGGATGCAGTGCTGCTTCCTTTGTGGACGATATTGCTGAGCGCGCTGGCAATCGCCAGGTCGGCATCGGCGGTCTGCACAAAGCGATAGGCGAGGCCGTTCTGCGGCGTCGGTAGCGTGAACGTGACCGCTGCCGTGGCCACGAAAAGCAGCCCGTTATCTCCGGCCGTGACGATGTAGTTCGCTCCCTTGCGATACACGCCGCGCGGGTGCATGAGCACGCCAACCGCCGCGGCCTGATCGCGATCGAAGACGAATCGCGAGGCCAATTGCTGCTTGCCGCGCGGGTCGAGCCCGACAAGCTGGCTTTCGCGCACCAGGCCGTGCACGAGCATTTGCGTGAAACGATCGGTGGCAACTCCCTCAAGGAGCATGCTCTGCGGCTTCTCCAGCACGCCGGCTGCAATCTGCTGACCATTGTTTGCGTCGGGATCGTAGATGCTGGCCTTTCCGCCGGTGTCCTGCACGGCGAGGACCATACCGCCTCGCAAGACGGTCTCAGGCGAGTTCCCCGGGTCGACGGCCGCTGAATCGATCGTGACCGATCTTGTGGCGACGAGATCCTGCCCCCGGCGGCCGACCCAAGTGACTTGCACTTCCTGCGATTCCACGGCTGGCTGGAGCCCTGGAACATTTCCTGTGGTGAACTGCGACAT